TCGTCCCTAATGGATCAACCTAATATCCATATTGCCGACTTTAGTATGGACAACCCAAACGTTGTGGAGACATTTAAAAATGAAGGGTGTGCTGGAATTAGACAAACACTCGAAGATAACCCTGAAATTAAAACAGTGGTATTTGATAGCATTACTTCTTTCAATGAAATGTCTCTTAAACATGGTGTCTCACAAGTGCGTGGAGCAACAATGGAAATGCCAACTCTCCAAGGTTACGGACGAAGGAATAGTTACACAATGCAGGGTATCATGTCAGTTATCAAAGCTACTGGAGCGTATAACAAACATGTTATCTTTATTGCTCACGAAGACACACCATCTAAAGATGAGCTAACAGGTGCACTAATGGTTAGTATTCTTGTAGGCGGAAAAATGCAATCAGAAATCCCTATCAAGCTGTCAGAAGTATGGCACTTGGAGGACACAGGGAAGAATCGAAAAATAACTATACGATCTTCCCGCCTTCGCAAGCCTATGAAATCTCGGATGTTTATTACTAGTGAAAGTAGTGATTTCACATGGTCATTCAATCCCGAATCATGGGACGGCGAAGGAATTGAAGACTGGTATAATAAGTGGGTGAAAAATGATGGTAAAAAGATCGAATTACCCTAATGACACACAGTCTAAATATGGTGTCACTAAATAGGATAACTACTATATCTGGGGGCTTGTATAGTGGAAATATAAAGTTATAATGAGCCTCTTTTCAACAACACACAAAGAAGGAACCAGAAAAATGGACGAACTTGACAGTATCGTTGAATTCAGTGTCAATCTCAAAGACCAAAAAGCTCCGGATCCACTACCACCGGGAAAATACACAGGAGTAGTTCGTGGTGCAGAAGTTAAAATGTCACAACGCGACACAAAATATGCTGCGGTATCATTCCACATCTCTCCTGACCAATTCCCTGCTGATTGGGAAGACGGAAATCCTGATGGACAAATCCTGATTTATCGCAGGGTTGGTCTTGAAGATAACCCAAATTCTCGATTCGGGACCAAGCGATTCATCGAATCAATTGGTGCACCTCTCTCCAAGAAGATTGATGTTAACGAATGGGTAGGCTTAGAAGCCGAACTAGATGTTAAACATTCTACTTGGGAAGGTACAACCCGTGCAGAAATTGATCGGGTATCTGCCGCATAACCCAGGATGCGTCAGAGATAGAGAAGTCAGTTCCTAAATCCTCGGGGATTGGCTTCTCTATCACTTCCAACTACTAATTAGGGGAACTTAAATGGCTGATGAAGAAAAAGCTAAAACCAAACGGCGGTCAAATCTGCCTATCTATGCAGTAATGCAAATCATGGACGAAAATAAGAGTCCAATGCCCATCCATAAGGAAAACGTTAGCATCATTGGTGGGTATAAAAATGCCGAACACGTTCTCGACATTATGGAAAGCGGCGAATATCCAAACGCTATCTATAAAAAGATATCATACAGCTAAGGTTGCAGCTAAAGTTGTATGATCGGGGAGTACAGTATTGATGCTGAAGGCTGAGTCGTGTCCAAGCAGTTAGGCCTTCAGTAAGAACTCCTACGTTGACAAAATTGTACTCCCCACCCTCTATAATAATTGACACACAAGGAAATGTGTGCTATGTGTGACCATAAGTTCGATTGGAGAACACGTTGCTGTATTTATTGCGGCAAAGAAAAACAGACAACAGAAACATGCCACGAACACACAAATATTACTTCATTCTCCCACGCAAAACGAAAAAAAGAACTTAACGATGTCATACGATCCTCCCTACAAAATATCAATACCAACTCCGAGTGAGATTCCCAAAGGCTTCGGTCCCAATTCCACAGGAAGACGTGGTGGGAACCTAAGAATTCGTTGCACTAATGCTGAATACGATATGTTGGCAGAAGAAGCAGCGTATTTAGGTATCTCTATAGCTAACTTCGGTCGTTGGTGTTCAGTCCAAGTCGCTCAGAAACTTAAGGAGCATAGACTCAGCAACTCAACGGCCCAAACCGTTGGGGATGATGATGATCAATGGGTTTAAGTTCGATCAGACACAAGCTGAAGCTATCGGTGCTTGCTGTGATATTAGCCGTCGAATCGTACCAGTTACGGGTGCGGCTGGTACTGGAAAGACAACGATTCTACAGAATGTCTACCAAACGCTTAAAGCAAGGGGACACGAAGTCGTTTTGTGCGCTCCTACTGGCAAAGCAGCAAAACGAATACAAGAGGCAACAGGTATCCGCGCTCGGACGATTCATAGACTCCTTGAGTATCCCCATCCAGGTGAAAGAGATGAGAAAACTGGAAAGACTCTTATCTCAACCGACCCAAAGAGAGACAGACAGAATCCCATCGGTTTCGACGTAGTACTATGCGACGAGTACGCAATGGTAAGTGTAGAAGTTCACCGTAACTTGATAGATGCTATGCCTCACGGCGGTATTATAAGAATGTTTGGTGATGCTAACCAGTTACAACCAATAGAATCCTCCAAGAAATTACAAGCTGAACCTTCCTCATTCTTGAAGATGCTAAAGAAATATAACGGCATCCAACTCACCAACATCCACAGACAGAAAGCAGACAGCAACATCATTGCTAACGCTAACAGGATTATTATAGGTGGTATGCCAGTTCGTAAGCCTGACTTTGATATCCAAATGACCGGCGATCCAGTTGAAAAGGTACAGGAGTTTGTTCAACGTACACTGCTAGAGGGAATAGATTTTGGAACAATAGATAACCAAATGATAACACCAACTAAGGTTGGTTGGGTTGGTACTGAAGCACTAAATGGCTGTATCCAAAACCTATTGCACCCAAGTAGCAAAGAATACACAGAAGTTGAACGCCATAAGTGGGTAGATCAAGATTATATCAGAATGTATGAGGGAGATAAGGTTATCTACACAACTAATAACTATCCCTTAGAAGTATTCAATGGTGAAACAGGGGTTATCAAGTCTCTAAACGCCGATGCTAGTATCACTATTGACCTTGGTGATAGAGAACTTGAAGTCCCTGTATCATTGGAGATGGAAGGTAGAGGTGGACACTACTACATAAATCCACAGAAAGATCTCGACCTTGCTTACGTGATAACAACCCATAAGTCTCAAGGCAGTGAATATGATCGTGTCTGTTACATTATGAACTCATCTCGCTCGTGGCTGCTGAATAGAAAGAACTTATATACAGCAGTAACAAGAGCAAAAGACCATGTGTATATAATCACAGATCAGAAATCATTGTCTCGTAGTCTATATAAACAAGGAGATAAATAATGTCAGACAAGACTGATGCCTTACTTGATGACCGTGAGAAAACTCACGGTGATGCAACCAAGACTTTTGCATTAGGAGCAGACTTAGTAACTGTTGTTGTTGATTTTTGTGGTAGACCACTCAATCCACACCACTTCGCAATCCTAAATATCCTACACAAGATAGCTCGTATCATATGTGGCTCTTACCACAAAGATCATTGGGATGATATCGAAGGATATGCTCGTAAAGGCAGGAAACTACAGAAGCAATTGAAGAGACAGGAGAGAATTAGTGCCAGTGGTAACTGAAGCATGGCTTATGCAGGAGTTTACTAAACGGGCCAAGGCTTGTCAGTTAGAAGTCGATTGTCTTGGCTCTGGTAAACTAGATAGCGAGATCTGTATCATCGGCGAAGCTCCCGGTGAGCGTGAAGCCATGATGAAGATGCCATTAGTAGGAGGCAGCGGCAAGTTACTATGGGATGTACTAAAGCCATTAGATATATCCAGAAAAGATTGTTACGTGACTAACGTTGTTAAGCGTCAGGTATCTCTATCATCTAAGACTGATGCACGTAACCCAGTTAAGAAAGTAGAGATAGAACACTGGGAAGGACTGCTTGATTGGGAGTTAGATCACCTATCCAACCTGAAGTACGTTCTAGTCCTTGGCAACATGGCATTACATGCTCTGATTGGTGCAACAGGCATCACTAACTGGCGTGGATCTATTTATGATTGCAAGGTTGGAAGAGAACGACGGCTAGTCAAAGCAATAATAACTAATAATCCGGCACACGTACTGCGGAATA